AAATCGTTCAGGTTGAATTTACCCATGCCGTTTTACCTCTATATTGTTTTTGTTGTGTCTCGTTTATTTTATTTGTTGTCCGATTCGGACAACTTTTTTTAAATAATCGTCATAGGCCGAAAAAACTGCGGTTTCAAGCTTCTGGCGCATTTCCTGACCGATTGGGTGGGCAATATCCCGATATACCGCAATACCCCCATCTTTCCCTTTTTCATCCTTCCGGCTGGGCATTGCAACAAATAAGCGTTTCGGGCCTTGGATTATCTTAATATCATGGATAACTAATGCGTCGTCAAAGGTTACGGAAACCAGGGCTTTTAATATATCCTCATTAAATAATTTTCTGATTTTTACATCTGTAATTGTCATACGGCAGTCCTCTTTCTGAATTTTAAATTGTGTCCGAATCGGACAATTTTTTATATTGTTGGTAAAATGCTGTTAGGGAACATTGTTTTAGGAGAAAAATTCTGCAAACAGTTTCGCTCCGTATTGACCTTTTGTTATCTTAATGGCTTCTCTAATGGTATAACGTTCTTTTAATTTTCCTAAACTATTTACAAAAGTTTCCGTTCCTTGCCAGCATGCTCCTGTAATTACCCTGTACATGGTTATCATTTCATCTGCTGTTAATTCCGTGTCTAATGGCAGTCCTTTATATTGGTCCAGACCCCGGTCCTTTGCTTGTTTAAACAGCAAATCCGATTTTCCTCTCTTAAATGTAGAACAGTGGGCATAATACTTTCCATCAAATATAACGTTCCTATTTGGGATTTTTCCGATAAACAAGGTATATTCCCCGATTATCTTTTTCTCTTTAATGTGTGTAAGGATCCCGTCTGCATATAGATATCGTCCTTCTATATAATCCCCATGATACAGAGCTTTGACCTTTTTTAATTTCATGCTTGCAATTCTGGTACCGCTCAAATCTAGCCAGCCGCCAACAGTCAGGTTATCGGGCAATGCTGTAATTGGGGTTCCGTGCAAATTCAGCGAACCGTTGTTTTTATTCATTATGGCAGTTGCTTTTTCAAGTGTAAGTTTCATAATAAATCCTCTCTTTATATTTTTCGTTTTTTGTCCGAATCGGACAACTTTTCTAAATACTCCCTGACAAACGTCTGATAGTCCCTGGCCGCGCCGCATCTGGGAGAATATTCGAGGATTGGCATTGTGGCAAAGGTGCTTTCATCCGCTTTTTCTGTCCTGCGGATGTGCGTTGCGAATACAGGATATTTTAACTGTGTGCGCAAATGTTCTTCCCCCTGGGCATTTACGTCATTTCTGGAATAGCAGGTTACAAGGCATCCCATTAAGCGTAATTTTGGATTCAGATCTTCTTTGACGCTGTCTATGTGTCTTTGCAGCTCTTTTAGACCGTCAAAGGCGAACTGGTCTATTTTTATGGGAATAATAATATCGTCCGACATTACAAGGGCGTTGATGATACCAATGTTAATATCAGGCGCATTGTCAATGATGCAGTAATCATAATCCCCTGATATGGGCTGTAATGCCTTTTTAAAGCGGGTTTCCCGCTGCCAGGAACTATCTATCATAGTCATTTTGTTGGCGTCTAACAGGTTCATATTAGCGGGAATCAGGTCAAGAAACTTATATCTTGTGTCTGCTATGATTTCATCCAGATCCGGATTTTTTTCTGTCAGGAGATCCGATACGCTTTTTTCGTCATAGCTATGTAGTCCGAACATTTTAGAGGTATTGCCCTGCTTATCGTTGTCTATCAGCAGGACGCGTTTATTATGGACCGTTGCTAATATGTGCGCCATATTGACCGCTGTAAGGGTTTTGGCTACGCCGCCCTTTAAATTGATGATACATATTGTCTGCATTGTTGTTTCTCCTTTTATGTTTTTTTATTTTGGTAAAAGCCCGCTATGGCTTTATATTGTTTGGCTTGTCCAAATTCGCTTTGTACCGCCATCTTGCGATTTTCAAAAAATCACGTAAATGCTCATTATGCAAAGCGGTTTTCCTGCAAAACTCTGCGATAGCTCTAAAATCACTGGTGCAAACCGGATATTGGTGGAGGATATCGCAAATTTCCTTTACATCCGTTGCTATTTCTTCCGGTGCAAATTCCAGATCTTCAAAGTCAGCAAGCAGGTTTAACGCTTCTTTAAATTTCTTTTGGATCTGCTCTGCCGCTTCAAAATCATTGCGGGGGTTATCAAGTATAAGGCTGGCACCTTCTGGAGTCCTTTGCGTAAACCTTTGCGGCTTGTGTTTAGGAGTAGCTGTTTTTTCTTCTGCTAAATCTGTGTCTGGAACAGGTTTTGTAAATTTCCCGCTATTATCTAATTCCAATAGGAAATCACACATCCCTGTTTTGGCAGAATGTATGCAGATAATATCTGTTATGGCTGCAGTTCTTATTTTCCCTGTTTCTCCTCCGACTTCTACTTTATCTCCAATTTCAAACGGACAGTAACTGTTAAATTTTAAAATTTCCATTGTCAATTCTCCTTCCAATTCCACCAGCCCTGAAAACCTCGTGCTGGTATGGGATTGTCAAACATGACCGGGTTCTGCAGCACCCATGCAAACCGCCCTAGGTTATAATCGCCTGAAAGCCGTTCCTGTTCGGAAATTTTATCTATAAGGGCTTCCACGGGGACACAGTCGACAATTTCAACGGTCCCCAATACTGCACCATGATGCAGAAACGCCGATTGTGGGAGGATTAAGCTGGCAGCCCGGGGGATAAGTACACCTTTTGCTTTCCCGGCGTGAACTGCTACACGGCCCCGGATATGTGTACGCTTTTGGCGGGTTTCATATTGTTTTAGACCCGCTATAATGGCATATGCGTAGGGCTGGTACACTGTAAATGCTTTCATATGGCTTATCCCCCTCTTAGCCTATCTCGATCCGGCTGTTATCGCTTTCTTTGCGGTCTATCAATAGTTTATCTTTGGAATTTTTGCAAATAATCGCTTTTGTCCTGCTGTTAAATTTGATGGTTAATCCCTTTATTTTGCCATCATAAACCTTTGTAGCCATATCTAAAAGCGTTTCGCAGATTTCTTCCGACATGGGCCAATCTGTATCTGATTCCGGTCCGAATTGTGCATATATAGCATTTTTAGCCTGTATCAAATCGGATTCTCTAATCCGCATGGCCCTTTCGCGCCTATTTTTTTCATCTGTATAGGCTTTTGCTTCCTGACATTCGCAATGGGTGGTTGCATATTCTATGGCGTCATTTTTGCTTTCCCAGCTATTGGCGATGTTGTCTGATACGCTTATGAGCTGGCCGCAAAATTTACAGGCGGCGAATTTTCCGATATTGACCATAGGGGGACGCGGACGGATAGAACTGGCTATTTCCGCAATTTGGATCGCTGCGGGTTCTACTTCCCTTTCATCGTATTTTAGCGGGTATGTATGCTCTGTATTATTGTTTTTCACGGTGCTTCCTGCTTTCCTATTTTTTCGTCCGGGATTGGCGGAATCCCGCGGGATGTATGTAGTCGAGAAATAAAACTGCGCCCGTAAACCGTATACGGTATGTCTCAAGATTTTGGGATGTAACGTATAACCGTCCAAAATGTTTTTTCATGTCCCGCCATAATTCCCAGGGGACAAAGAAATAATCATTTTGAATCCCGGCGCATACCCCGGCCATGGCCCCAATCCGTAAATGGTTTTCTAACGCTTCCATTTGTGCATCTGTCAGGATGTTTCTTTTTAAACGGTCGGTTGTGGTATACTTAGCCTCAAATACGATGGATCGGCCGCCTTTTAGGGTCCCCTGGAAATCAGGGGCCGCAAGTGCGGTAAACCGTCCTGTAAAAGTACCGTCCTGGCCTTTATTCATGACCCGGAACGGTTCCGGGGTCTTGTCCACTTCCGCAAGTCCCTTATCGTGGTAAATCCGGCAGGCTGCTTTTATACCCTGCTCGAAAATATGGCCCTGGGCATTGTTGACCTGATTCTGCCACCGCTGGCTGACTCTTTTTTCTATGCTGTAACCTCTCATTTCTGCATCCCTTCTGATTTTATCTTTCTTGTTTTTCTGACCTAGTGAATCTATTAAATATCCATGTATGCCAACTTTGTGAAAAGTCGGAATTTTGGAGATGTTCTGGAATATGTACTGCCCTATCATCCCAATATTCATCGGCGCTGATTTTTCGGGAATTGCATCCAAAGATGGAGACCCGTTCCGGCAGGTTATCATTTACTGCATCAAATGACAGTCCCCAGCGTTTGCAGGCTTCAATAGCTTCCTGAAGCTGTTGTCCTTCCCGACAAGTCCATAAAATCAGCGCGGTTCCGTTCGCCTTTTTTGCAAGGGCTTTTTCAATTATCTCCCAATGAGGCTTCCCGATATCAGGATAGGCGTCGGTGCATAGACACCCATCAAAGTCAATCGCAATTACTTTTCTCATCTCTAAATTCTCCCATTAAGCTTT